ATGTCTCCTCCATGAGTTTTACGTCATCACGTTGGACGTTTCTTTTCCTTGGGTTTAGTGTCTCCATGTTCGACAAAAGCCATGAGTTTAATGTCATCACGTTGGACAAAATTTTGTGTACATAAAAAGCCTATTTGCCATCCATTAAGGACAACGCAAATAGGCTTTTGCTGTTTCAGTTTTCAATGCAGACTTTGACATGATCAGGATATTCCCTAGCTACTGTCTTACATCCAAGGATATAGGACTGTATAAGCAAATTTGTGTCATTGTCTTCGATATGCTCGAATGCAAGAATGAGGGTATTACCGTCATCCTTTAAAGATACAGAAGGTGCAGAATTCCATGTCAAATTATTTAAAGAATTGTACAAATTGTACGTTAAAATCGAAATCGCTGCACAAACAATGTCATTGCCTGGATTATACAGAGCATGACCAGTGACTGTTATTTGGTTTTCTCTTTTTTTGATTGTGATCATAATTTTCTTTCAAAATAAAAACTGCCAAAGCTGGCGGCAGAATTCATATAGCTCTATTTACTTCAATAAATCAAAGATGAAATCATTGCAGACAAAACAGTTTGAAAGCTTTCTCCTAAAAAGTCCTTCACTTTTGCCATTGTTGAATTTTCTTCTAAATAGCAAACTCCATCGTATGTAATGTGCAATCCATTGTCCAGATATAGAGCTCCGTCTTTTGTAGGTGTAACTTTCAACCCGTCAATATACCCTTTCTTTAGCAATTCTTTGATGGCGATCTGCCAATACGATTGGGGAATATTCAGCAATTTAGAATTATGCTGCAGATCTGAGAAGTCTGGAGTTTTGCCAGCTTTTGCACATCCGTACAAGTAAGAAAGCACCTTGTAAAAAATTACTGGCATATCATTTGAAGACATAATTTTTTACCTTTCTAAAATAAAACCGCTTATTAAAAGCGGTTCAGATATCTGTAATGTAATGATTTCCAACGTATAATTTTCGTTCAGGAAGAGGGATATCATTCTCTTCGTAAATTTTTTTTATCGCGGTTTGAAGTTCAATAAAATCCAAAACAATATCATCTGGAGTATCTGGTTTTAATATTATTTCTAAATTATCACCGTGTTTTAAAAAACAGCCTCGAACTCGTTTATCCAACTCTTTCAAGTGTTGATTCAAGATGAACCTCATAGCGCTACTCCTTATCTAAATGCTTTTGAACAAGATATTCTGTGAATGCCTCGTTTGGATTTTCGACAAATGATTCTCCTGCATATTTACTAATATTATAAGCTGAAACTTGATCGATGTCTAACCTTTCGAGTTCTGACTGAGCAACATCGTTAATATAACATATATAATCTTTGTGATTTTCGGTTGTTAAATTTCCAAACGCTTTTTCGTACGAATCGGCTTGAGTCCAATGTAAAAGCTCATGGTATAAAGTGCTTCGTACATCATTCTTAGCGCTTCCGTCCGTTTGCAATAATAGAGTAGATTTATTTAAACATAATTTTTTCGGAACAAAAATAGTATTAGTAACAGCATTAAAAGAAGCAGCCGTACCATTCCCTATTTGTTCATTAGATAGAATTACAATCTTAGGCACATCTCTTTGCACATCGTAATGCTTTCTAATAATGCTGACACACTCTCTGATTCGTTTTGTTAAGTCTTTCTGTTCTCTTGGCTTAAGGCTGACATCTGTAGAACAATAAAGCTCCAGATCCTTGACAGATGTGATACGCTTCGTTTCAATTTTTCCGCCTCTTCTTTCCACTTCTGTTATCTGATCAGAAGTTTCAACAGCTTTATAATTTTGGAGCGTTTCTTTATCCAGCTTGCTTGATGCCTTGCTTGCGTAGATCTCGTTGTTTTGTTTCCACTCCTCAAATGAAGCGCTTGTTTCTCCGTTCGCTTTAGCTTCGAGCCATTTATCATAGGCTTTTTCATCGATATAAGCAGCTGTACTGCATCTGCAGTTTGGATGGATCGGAGGCAAATTGTCTCCGGCTTCTGCATCAGCGACCTTGAATACCTTTCCGTTTATTGCCAGGCATTCCGTGCAAGCTGTTCTCTCTGCAAGAAAGATATATTCATCAAAACCATTTCTGTTATAGGCTTCGACTTGAGCTTGAGTTTGTACCCTGGCTAGTTCCGTTCGCATCAATCGAAGAGCGTTCTTTTTGGAAACTCCACAACTCTTTGCAATGGAAGGGGCCAGCGCTCTCGGGTTCAGTCCCTGGATCAATCCGTTTGAAAGCGTCTTATTCAGTTCAGCTTTCAAATATTCCTGGTTAGCCCAGATTCTGTCGCTCCAGGTAGCGTTATGAAATGAAGCATTGACAATCGTTTCAGCAAATTTGGAATTGTCCTGGACTGTAATTCCAAGGATGCCTGCCTGGCGTTCAAATTCCTCTAATGCTCTGGAAGTCAAAATCTGGTCAAAGTATTTTTGAAGCTCATTGGTTGAGGAAACTAATTCCAGTCCGATATTGGCCTTTAGGAGCTCCAGACGGTTGACTTTCATTGTCAGGTTATAAATGCGCATCTCCTCATTCGCTTGGTCTGAGAAGTCCTTTTCAGCAACGTATTTCTTCGCTTTCTTGGCGTATTCTTTTATATCCAGGTTAGAGACTGCCTTCTTGGCTTCTGCCATTGTCAGCCCTTCCTTGGATGCGTACGCGGCATAGAAAGCGTAAATCTGGTCATTGATGGACTTTATTTGAGATGCATAAATTTCATCGATTTCCTTTTGGTAAACTACTTCATCTTCTATGTATTTTTGCCTGGCTGCTTCTTCCTCTTGCTCTCGTTTCTTCCAGTAGGAACTGCTGCCACTCATTCATGATCCTCGCTATTCTGCTCTTCCTGATTAGATTCACTGGAATCAAAAAGACGCTCATCATACAGATCGAGCGCCTTTTCTTCATTTTCTTCTTTGATTCGGTTTAATTCATCCTGGACATTATCGACAATAGACAGTGTTTCGAGCTGAGTTCTCTGGGAAACGATTCCGCTAAGCTGAGAAGCTGTCTGCGCTTCCTCTGAGGTATTAGCAGGAATATTTGGAGTGAATTTGTATCGCAGTTTCACCCAGTCATCTTCATTGGCCTTAACAAGCGGATTAGAGAAAATGATCTTCCATCTGCGATTCATTCCAGATTCGAATTTTCTGGATTTGGAAGTGAACATATTTCGTGTTCCAAAGAGTTTGTACTGCATCGCAATTCCTGAAGATGTTCCAAAGCTTTCATCAAATACGTTTGGAACCATTGTGATCAGGAAGATGAGCCGCTCAATTCTATCAAGCAGATGTTCCTGGGTATCGTCTGCATTTGGCTTTTGCATGAAGTCAACTTGAATATTATCATCCATACCTGATTCAAGGTTGATGATTCGCTGATTGCGCAAATCTTTCAGATCCTCTTTGTTCAGTTTGGCTCCAAGCACCTTCATATAGGCATCCGCAAAATAATCTACATCGTTAGATTTTTCGGAGATGCCTTTCGAATACTCATTTATCAGTGTAATGACTGGTTCATACAGCCCGATTCTTTCTTCGTTTTCAATAAATTCTGTTGCTGGGACTCCATCGAAATTATGAGCGACTTCCTCACCGGTCCATTTTATCGGACCATTTTCTGAACTGAAATATCGAATCGTTCTGTTGTCTGATACAGATCCTCTTTCAACGTCATTGGCATCTTTGTAAAAATGAACGAAATACAAAGGGTTTTCCGTGATTGAATCATCGTAAATCATGAACGCTTCCGTTGGATCAAGATACGTAATTCCAATCTGCTTATTCTCATCGACAAAGTACATTTCATAAGCACGGCCAAAAATGCTCATCTTTTTAGAAAGCTCAGCATTGTTATCGTCCTGGTCGTTGTACTTTTGAATGAATTCAACTGTATTTGCCAATTCCTCTTCGTCACACGTTGTTTTGATTGGATTGCCAATAAAAAAGCCGTTGAACGTATCAACGACATATTTGGCAAAATTCACAACGAGCCGGTTGTCTGGCTTGTATTTTGGTTTTCTTGGTCTATGAAGGATTTCAAAGTCTGATTCATAGGTTTTGGCTAAAGGAATATAACGCATGTTATTCAATCTTTTCGATTTAGCAACAAATTCCGCCAACTTTTCTATGGTCAGCTCCTCATCGCTTCTCATTCTAAAAATCTTCTTCATAATTCAAACTTTCCAGCCTGTTCATTCTAGCTATTTTATTTTTTCGCCACTCTTCAATACCGTATCGCAATGCAGCCATTGCATCGTCAAATACGCTGACAGGCTCATCAAGGTATGAGTTTGACTTCTCATCCTTTTTCCATTTGTACTGGCTGATCTCTTTTATGGCGTTCTGGCAAGATGGATCAATATAGATGTTCCTCTGTTTAAGCCAGTCAATCTGTGCAATCACGCTGTTTTGCTCCTTTGAAACAGGAACCGCCATATAACCAGCTTTGCGCCACATTTTGATTCGATCTGGTTCTGCAGAATCGCAGTACATCTTCTTCTTTTTGCTCAGCTTCTTCTTTTCGGCAATTTGAATCCATTCATTCGTGTCTTTTTCATAGCCATAGATTTCGGAAAGAATGTAGATTTCTGCATCCTTCCATCCAAGCAACAAAATAGCGTTCGCGTGATTATAGCCAAAGTCCTGACCGATGCAGATATCGTCATAATGCTCCAAATTTTTATCCAGGTCTTTTACTTCGTAATTATGAAAAATCAGTCCTGCAGTCTCTCCCCAGTCACCAAGGCCATATACCTGGTATCCTTCCGGATCGCGTTCTTTACGCATCAGCATTCTTCGATGATACGCTTCATCGATGAATCTATTCTGCAGGTATGTGCTTTGATGAGTGAAAATATCCGGATTTACTGTGTCGAAGTATTTTTCCTTTATCCAGTGCCTGGCAGAAACAGGGTTGAAGCTGAATGTCATCTGGTAATAGAGATTTGGATTGAAGCTCAAATCACCGCGCAAACGGTCATCCAGAATATCCACATCTGCTTCGAAAAGCTCTGTAGCTTCTTCCACCCATATCCATGTCAGCTTCCCTTTTGGGAACGTGATGGACTTTACTTTCTCTCTGTCCCTGTTATCCTTCATTCCTCTGAAAATAACGGAATTCTCTGTTTTCTTGCTGATGATTTCCATTGGATTCGCTCGGATCTTCCAGAATCTGTCCGTCTGGTCTCCGTAAATTCGATAAATAGCCGCTTTCAATTCAGCATACGTGCTGTCTTTATTTGAGCTATCCACCTTGCGAACACACAAAAGGTTTGCGCCTTTATACTTTGGATCTCCCAGCTTCAAAATGAAGTCCTGGGCAATATTCACTGATTTACCTGAACCGGCAGAACCTTTAGCAAGCCGATATCTTTTGGTGCATTCGTTGAATGGCTTGAAAACAGGATTGAAGCCGACCTTAACCGTTTTTCGATTCGCTGTCTTCGTTGCCATAATCAATCACCACATCCAGCGCTACATCAGCATCCACTTCCACTTTTTCAGTAAACATGCACCTGGCTTTACCTAAAAGCTCAGCGGCCTTCAAGCGCTCTTTTTCGTCTGGAGGCTTATCAATAATCAGCGCCTTAGTGCCGCTCTTTCCTGACACGATAGCCATTACACTGCTTGAGCTCTTTCCTCGCATAACAGAAGTGAGATACTCCTCGATTTCGGCAATGTCTGCCGTATTCTGACTATGGACCTCATCAAGCTTCTGCTTGATATATGCAGCTACGTTGGAAGTCTTGAGAAGCTTGCTTGCCAGCTTCTTTGCCTTTTCAGGATCTTTGACACCTTTATAGGTTCGGAGATAGGCTTGAGTTGCATTCCTGTCTTTTAAATACTCTTCGCAAAATATCCTTTGGTTTTCTGTCATGCCTGTCTCCTTTCTTTCGTTCTGTTGATTGCAGCCATAAGAAAATAAAAAGAATGCCTGCTATCAACAGATAAGAAAAAAAGCGGGTTTTTCCCGCCTTTTCCGTGAGCACCTTGGCTCTAATGCATTTTCGCACAATATCAATATACTCTTTAAAATGGTACACTGGGTGAACTCTTTAGCTCTCAAGCGCCTCTTCTGGAGCTGGATGCTCAGCAATATACTGTTCCATGAACTTGGACAGCTCCTTGGATTGGTTAGTGCCTTCTCTGTCGCAAGCCTCTTTAAACGCTTTGGCCAAGTCACCTTTCAGTTTATAGGTTTTGGAAATCATTCCCATCTTGGCTTCATACTTTCTTGTGGCTTTAGAACGTGCGGTTTGACTCATGGCTCTTTACTCCTTTCCAGTTGCCGGACGATTGATTTCAATCAGCTTCTTAATGCTGTCACGCATATCAATTAGGCTATACACTCCCAACAGTAGCGTGAATGGAATAAACCAATCGGATACAATGCAGGCAAGGAAACAGAATACAGTTCGTTTTTTCATAGGTTTTACCTCTTTGTGATATAATGACAAAGGAGGAAAGCTGAGCTTTCACTCAGCTCCCTCGTGGTTTACCTGATTGCTTTAATCAGTTCTACAAGCACCTTTAGCAGGAAGGCAACGCTTGTAGTGAATTCTGCTAAAGCTTTCAGGCTTTTTCTTTGCTTCTTTGTCATCATGTCCTCCTTTCTACACTTATATTATAATGTATCGGGTACGTGATTGCAAGCGTTTTCGATATTTTTATACAATTTTAAGCACGAAAAAAGAGCGGTTTTAATCGCTCTTTTTATATTAGCTTGTTTAATTCAGCATAGATATGTTTATACAATCCCTTCTTACTGTAGCCATATTTTTCTGCCACATCGTAAGCATTCATGCGAAAAATGTACAAATCAAACAAAATGTTTTGGTCATTCAAATCCAGAAGCTCAATCGGTCTGCACTCCTGCAGTCTGCGCTTGTAATAGTTCGCTTCATTCTCTACAAGAGTAATTTCTTCCAGCAATGCCAATGGACTTGTGTGTGAATGCTGATAGCTTGGCATTGGAAGGTCCGAACGTTCCTGTTCTCTGGTTAGTCTTGGTCTGTTATGAGACAATCCAAGAATTTGGTGGTTCATGACTTCCAGTTCCATGTTCAGATTAATCAGCTTCCTGCAACAATAGCTCGCTGATTTAAATTCGGTAATCAACTGAATGATTCTGTCTTTCTTTTCCTTAGTCAACTTCTCATCCTGCCTTACTTACCCGTAGATCCGAATCCAGAATTGCAACGATCGGATGCGTTGGCTACATCCTCTTCTAAATCTTCGCTACAGC